GCATCACCTTGTGCTTTGCGCTGGTGTCGCTGATGACCAGCTTCGTCGCCGCCGATACCTTGTTCATGGTGTTGATGGCCGTGAGCGGCATGTCCGGCACCGTGACCTGGATTGTCATTGCACTGGCGCAGTACAAGTTCCGCAAGGCGTACTTGCGTGACGGCGGCAAACTCAGCGACCTGAAGTACCGCGCACCGTGGTTCCCGGTATTGCCACTGATGTGCATCACGCTGTGCTGCTCGCTCTTCGTGTTCCTCGCCCTGGATGAAACCCAGCGTCCGTCACTGTATTGGGGCTTTGGATTCATTGCGCTGTGCTATGGCGCGTACTTCCTGGTTCATCGCAAGCGTCAGGCGGTGTTGGCGCCAAGCCTGCCGACTGCATAACACCTCCAGATAACCACTTTCCCCTGTGGGAGCGAGCTTACTCGCGATGGCGGAATCAGGTCCAACATCACTGTTGACTGGTCCATCGCTATCGTCGGATCGCCGCCCGGAGCAAGCTCGCTCCCACAGGGGTTTGCGGCGTTCGGTAAATTTGGGACCTGCCTCCTGTCGCCAGTTGTTCGAAGATGTAACAGCGCAATCCTCGGCAGTCCTGCCTTTCAAAAAATCCAATAAATACATCTGATGGCTGAACTTATGGCTGTTGCAGCGCATTCCACTCAACAGACATATCAAAGCTAGCCACATATCACTACAGATTGTTACGTATACTTGGGTTTTTTCAGTCGTGGAAATAAATTGTATTTCTCTTTCAGGAGCTTGACGATCTAGGGTGCGCTAACTTCTTGCGCTGCATGAATAAACTTATTGAGTCATTAGCGATGCTTTGAAATAATCCGAAAACTTAAAAAACTCGTAGGATAAACTATGTATCGGCTAGGGGCGGTCAACGTCCATGTCTGGATGGAAACACAAAACAAACCCTGCGTCAGGAGAGATAATGCCCATAACTTTAAATTCCACGGCTAAGCTTCCTACTATTGACTTGTCAAGTCTCCCATCTCTCGAAGTGTCTGGTGTTATTTCTGGAAAGCTCGTATCGGCTTCGAATTCAAATATAGATTTTACATTGTTGTCAAAGTCAAAGTCTTTACCAAATATGGCTATTGAAAACTCAAGCTTTTCATCCGCAAAAAATAGCGGCGATGGGACGCTTTGGAGAACTCAGCCAGACAAGTTTAATGAAATACGCAGAGCGCTTTTTCTTCTTGGAAATGAAAAGGCTATACAGTTCGCGAAAGAACCTTCAGCGGATGAAGTGGATCTATCAAGCGGGAACTCAGTCACAGCACAGAGCTACACACAACCAACACCCAGGACCTGTCATCTCACCTCTTTTCTATCCGCAACACATGATTTATTGACGCCAAACTTTCCAGCGCAAGCAACTGTTGTCGATAGGTTGGATTTTGCCATTGGTTTTTTGACCTGTGAAGAAAGAACGCATGTGTTCACCGACGGTTTCAGCCTACAACAATTAACAGACATTGCTAATCGCTTGCTCAATAGTTGTGGTATCTCATGGAGTGCAGAATGCTTTTTAGTTCCTGATATGTCTCTCGAGGCTTTTGCAAAGCAGTTAAGTCAGTTGGATGGGAGCAGGTTTATCGTAAATTTTGGTGGGGCGCAGTTGTATCAGTTGGGGAAGGTCGAACAGCCTTTAGATCAGTATGCTCCGCATTTTACCAGTAAAAACACTGGGCATTTTACATATGTTGATAAAATGAGAGTGGATGAGCATGGCCATTTTCATCTTCATCTTGTTGAACATGCAAATTATAAGTATGGGGATAATCCGTGGGTCCCCCTGTCAGAATTGTATGATTCAATGAAGCTTTCTGGCACAACTGGTGATAGCAGAGGGTATATGCGGCTTTTTCGAAAGCTCTAATGTAAAAAAACAAGTGCAAGCATATCGGGCATGAGAGTCATTGTTGTCAGTTGCCTAGGGCTTTTCTGATCTTTCGTAAAAGCGAGGGCATGTAGGTGCCTGGCTTGCTGAAGCTTTAACTCCTTCTATCAAACACGTTCCGTGCGTGTAACAACCTGTAGGAGCCAGGCTTGCCGGTGAAAGCCTTCCTGTGAGTTAACGATTGATATGGCACCAAGAGAAACTGGTGGGAAGAAGCAGGAAGAATGAGGGGGAATCAGGAAGGACGGGGGCTTGAGCGGAGAGAGGTGCGAAAGTAGTGCCAAATCGAGAGCAAACGAAAAACAGATGATGATTCACCAAAGAGCCCGCATTTAGCGGGCTCTTTGGCATTTGCTCTAAATCATCCAGCCGCCTGACCAAACGATCCGGCCTACGACATGCAATGTGTCGAGGCTAGCACGAGGGACAACCAATGGCTGATAGGCGGCGTTCGCGCTAATCACCATCACGCCTCCATCAAGTTGACGCTGAAGTCGCTTGGCATACAACAGGTCATCTAAGCGAATTACGTAAAACCCTTCACCCTGAAACTGGTTGCGACGCAGATCGACCATTACGGTGTCTCCGTCGCTTAGCACAGGCTCATTAGAGTCACCTGCAACGCGTACAGCCGCCAGATGCTCCGTGAGCAATCCTTTTTTACGCAGGCTGTACTTGGTAAAGGAAAGCATGGTCAAGATTCGCGCCCCTTCGTTCCAGGCTCCGTGACCCTGGCTGATATGGGCGTCATAAAGTGGGACGTAGTCGTACAGATCCTCATGCGCGCTCTCTAGAGCTGCACCAGGGTGTTTAGTCCCTTCACCGCTCACAAGCCATCCGACATCCACGCCCGCAGTTTTGGCGATAGCCACAAGCCTGGAAGCCTTGGGTTCACTGTCTCCCGTCATATAAGACTCAAGCGTGCTTCTTGGAATTGACGCTTTTCGAGACAGCTCATCGCCGTTTCCGACTATGGAAGCGCACTCCCTAATTCTTTCAGCAAGGTTCTCAGGCATTTCGCTTTCCCATCTGCGGAAAACGAAATACGCGCTCGTTCTTTTTTAGCATTTCGAATTCCTAAAAAACCTAATGAAAACAAGTACTTGTCTTTGTTTTGTGCCAAACACAGCGAAAAGCACAAACGAAATCTTCAGTTTTCGGTTGTCGCATCTTCGGAAAACGACTAGATTATTACCAAGGGAACGTTAGCGACCCTAAAAAAACCACTCTTAATAGTGGAAAACGGAACCAAAAAATGAAAATAGATAACGAAATTCCGAAGGAAGCCGAACTGCGCTGGGAATGGATCAAGTTCCAGCTGCGGGCAAAAGGCACTTCGCTGGCTCAACTGGCTCGCCAGCTCGAAGTTGAACGTAATGCGCTTAACAACGTAAAGCGCGTTGCCTATCCCCGCATGGAGCGAGCTATCGCCAAAGCCCTAGGCCTTACTCCTTTTCAGATCTGGCCAGAGCGTTGGGATCAAAGCGGAGAACCGTTTCGTCAGCGACCAGGTCGGGCTGAAAAATCTTCGGAAATCGCGCAGAAGTCTAACGGTTTATCGCCTAAAACACACCATCGCACAGGGAAGGCTTGAGCATGACCAAGTCACTTGGATGGTTCACAGCTAAGGAGTTGGCTGGGCTCCCCGGTATGCCGGGAAGTGACCGGGCAATTCAGATCCGGGGAAAGGATAGTTGGGAGTGGCGCAAGCGAGCAGGAACCAAAGCGGTTGAATACTCGCTTGGCTCTCTACCTATCGAAACTCAAAAGGTTTTGCTTGCTCGCGAAGTCGGTAGCTCTGAACCAACGACTGATCTTCTGCTGGTTCATTCCGATTCGGAATTGATTGAGCGTGACGCCAAATCTTCGTCACGCCTGAACAATAAACAGCGAAATGTGATGCTTGCACGTCTGTCTTTTATTCGGGAGATCGAACGTGTTGGGGCGGTAACTACTCAGAAAAACGCTATCGACGTTCTGGTCAAACAGGCTCAAGACAATGCGCTGAGCCCGTACCTTATGGAGCGCGTAGACCTTGCGAACGACAGAAAAACCGGAAGCCGAGCATTGTCTGAGCGGACATTGAAGCGGTGGTTGTCTGCCTATCGTGCCCAAGGTGAGAGCGGCTTAGCGCCTCTCCGTCAGAAGCCGAGTACCGACGTTCCTGAATGGCTGCCAATGTTCCTTCGGTGCTATCAGAGACCAACGAAGCCAAGCGTAGCTGCAAGTTACGGAGAGTTCCTGGCTCGCTACCAAGGCGAAACACCTCCAAGCATTCATGCTGTGCAGCGGTTCTTAAAAAAACTCACGCCAGAGGCTCTCAACGTAGGCCGGATGAGTCCGCAGGAATTGAAGGCACTGCAGCCGTTTCGTCGCAGATCTACCAAGAATTTGTTTCCTGGGGATGTTTATACCGCTGACGGCCATAAGTTCGACGCTGAGGTACTTAATCCACTCACCGGCAAACCCTATCGGCCTGAAATTACAACGGTTCTCGACGTGGCGACCCGTCGCGTTGTTGGGATATCTGTTGGCGAGGCGGAATCAGCTATAGGCGTATTGGACGCTCTCCGTGATGCGGTGAGCAAATGCATGTTCGCGATTTTCTACGTCGATAACGGATCAGGCTTTGACAACGAAACGGTACGCGAAGTTGTTGATCGTCTAGGCGGAACGATGACCCATTCGCTGCCTTATAACAGCCAGGCGCGAGGGTTGTCGGAGCGCGGTCATCAAACGATCTGGGTACGTGCGGCAAAGAAGTTGATCAGCTACATCGGCGCGGACATGGATAAGCATGCCGGTACGAAGGTGCATCGGATCGGTCGTAGAGAACTGAAGAAAACCGGCTCTACTAGATTGCTCCCTTCATTCGCTGAGTTCATGGCGGGCGTCGAGGATGAAATCAACTCTTACAACCGCACGCCGCACCGGGGCCTTGAAAAAGTTCGAGATTCTGAGACAGGTTCATTAAGACATCCAAGTCCAGATGAAGCCTGGGATGCAGCTTGCGCCGAAGGGTGGGAACCGATTGCTGCGCCTGTTGAGCTAGTTGAATCACTCATGCGCCCGCAAGTCGTTCGCCAGACTCGCCGAGGTGAAATTTCCTGGCTTGGGAATACCTATTTTCTTAACGAACTGCGCGGCTTGCACGGACAAGAAATACGGTTGGCCTACGACGTTAGAGATGCTGGGCGTGTTTGGACTTACACGTTAGACGGAGAGCTAATCGGAGAAGCGGTTCTAGACGGTAACTCTACCGATTACATGCCGATGAGCATGCTGGAACTTGGGCGCCAGAAGCGGGCACAAGGACAAGTAAAACGATCCATGGACAAGCTCGAGACGCTGACAGGGCACCGAGTGGAGATGATCGCGCCGAGCACAGCGCCATCCGCAACGCTTACTTATGAACAATTGATATCTGCCCAGGAGTACGCGGCTGCTCTGGAGATGGAAACACCGAAGTTTCACATTCCTGGCGACGACGTTTCTCGTTATCGGCTGTGGGTGAAGCTCGATGAGCGTGTTAAAGCCGGCGAAGAATTGACCGCTGACGAAGCCAGATGGTTGGAAATATATCCCGCCCATCCGGACTTCGTAGCGATGCAAGAAGTGTTTCAACACGTGGGCTAAGCCCCCACGCTTAATACAGTAGGTGTGCCTGCCAGCACACGAACAAGGAGAGAAACACAATGAGTGTACCCAAGATTGTGCCTTTAACAAACGTGGGATTGCTTGCTGGCGCTCTAAGACGTGCTCAAGCACGCCCTAGCGGACTGCCTGGTTTGGTGGCGATGTATGGCCCAAGTGGCTTTGGGAAAAGTGCGGCCGCAGCTTACTCAGCAAATATGCATCGCGCTTATTACATTGAATGCCGTGATGCTTGGAGCAAAAAAGCTTTCTTACAGGCAATTCTGCGAGAAATGTGCGTGCATCCCCATCGAACAATGTCAGAGATGGTGGACCAGATTGCTGTTCAATTAAGTACGTCGATGCGCCCGCTGATTATTGATGACGTGCAGTACCTGCTTGATAAGGCCGTGGCCAATGTTTTGACAGACATCTACAACGCCAGCCAAGGGACCATCGTACTCATCGGTGAAGAGAGAGTGCCTGCTTCGTTGGCAAAGCTGGAGCGACTACATAACCGGGTATTGGAATGGGTTCCGGCCCAAGCAGCGACGTTGGAAGATCTTCGCCAACTCGCTTCGCAAAGCTATCCGAATTTTGAGTTCGCCGATGATCTACTGGAGGATTTGAATAGAGCCACAAGAGGTTGCTTGCGACGTGCAGCTGTGAATCTGTTCAAGGTTCAGTCGGAAGCGACTGCCATGATGATCAAGCAGATTGATATGGCCGCGTGGGGGAAACGTGGATGGTTCACGGGTGAGGCTCCGGCGCGGAGGTCTCACTAATGGCTAAGCAGACGCAACTCCGCTTAGTCGGTCGAAAGGAACCTCGTCAGTGCATGTGGGAGGCTGTCCGTGACAATCGGGGTGGCTTTACCGCACGCGAAATTGCCAAACAATCGCGCCAAGCTGGCATGAGTGTTGACAACTACATTCGTGCATTGAAAAAAGCGGCGCTGATTGAGCTGGTCGATGAAGGAGAACGGTTTGTCGATCATCGATGGCGTCTCATTCAAGACGAAGGCGCGGAATATCCAAAAATCGCGAGTAACGGCAAGCGCTCCCGGCGTGGGCAGGGCTTGGAAAACCTTTGGCGAACGCTACGCATCATGGGCGAAATTACCGCAGCCGATGCGGCGGAGATGGCAAGTACCAGTGGTGTAGCAGTCACCCAGGCATATGCAGAAAATTACTTCGCCGTCCTTGTTCGAGCAGGCTACTTGATTGTGAGTGAGCACGACTCCCGGCGTGCTCAAACCTACAAACTTGTGGCGGGGAAGCGGGCAGGGCCTCGGCACCCGATAGTTCAGCGATCTGAAGCAGTGCAAGTATTCGATCCGAATTTGAATTTAGTCGTTTACTCAAATGTCGCTTCGGGGGGCGTTTCCGATGCGTCCGCTCCTGATAACGACATGCACCAGGAAAACCTGCGTCTTCGCAACTTACTGGCTGAATTCGTTGAGGCAGGTTTGAGTGGTCCATCCATCGGCCTGCTTCAGAGGGCGCAACTGGAGTTGGCCGAATGAACCGAGTTGATATTTCTGCCTGGGGTATCGAGCCACCTTTGTTTGTTCGATTGCTTGCAGCTGAAGTTGGCGCGAGTAATCGAACGCGTGCTGCCGAGCGTGTGGGTATCAGTCGAACGGCTGTCAGTCTGGTCTTGGTTAACAAGTACAGCAGCCCAAGCACTGCTGGAGTCGAGCGGCGGGTACTGGAGTCGCTTGGTCGGATTGAATGTGTCGCTGTTGGCGAGACATTGACTATCGAGAAGTGCCAAAGCTACCGCGAAAAGCCAGCGCCAACGCACAACCCCCAAGCGATGCAGCATTGGCGTGCGTGTCAGCACTGTCCCAACAACCCAAATTGCGCAGGTGCCGGAAATGCAACCGTCCACTGAGCTTGCTCGTCCGCAAATTCCTGCGGTTCAGATTTACATATCTGGTCGCAGCTTGATCCGACTGTACGTGGGGAACAAATGTGTTGGGTTCTCTGAAACCTACAAGTTCGCTCAGATTCGAGCGGAAGAGATAGCGAATGCTGGGCGTCAACAGGGGGTGCATTGATGCGTACTCGATGCCCTAACTGTGGAACCACCCTCAGTCTGGATGCCCTCATTGCCCATGATGGTGCCCGCGATGCGCTAGGGGTGGCGTTCAAATTATCCGGCCAACTTGGCAATGCACTAATTCGGTATGTCGGCTTATTCCGTCCAGAAACCCGAGAGCTGACTTTGGATCGGGTGGGCAAGATCCTCAACGAACTGTTGCCCGATCTGCAAGCCCAGCGCATCGAGCGCAACGGAGCTGTGTTCAACGCGCCTACAGCCAGCTGGATTTGGGCGATGGAGCAAGCAATAGGTGCCCGTGATTCTGGCCGTCTGGCTACGCCGCTAAAAGGGCATGGCTGGCTGTACCAGGTCATGACTCAGTGGCAAGGCGAAACAACAGCCGTGCTGCTGCCGGAAGGCCATGCGCCAAAGCAATCCTTGATGGTCAAGCCCAGCCAGACAACTGCTGCTATGGCGGCATTACAGGGGCGGTTGAATGGCGGGTGAATGGCTTGAGCGTGAGGTGATTGCAGGGCTCATGGGGCTTGTTGCCCTGCGCCTTGACGGTGCACCTGCTGCCGACGCTATCACTCACACGCTTGATATATGGCTGGTTGCCTTGAAAAAGGCACAGCGCTGGAACGAAGAAACAGATGGAGCGCGGGTTAAAGCCGCATTCGAGGCACTGTTTGCGAGCTGCGAGCGCTGGCCAGCACCGGCTGCGCTTATTCGGGCGATACCGGCCCGCCAGAACCAGCAGGCTTTACCGAGGCCCGCACTCACAGAAGAACAGCGCGCCAATGGGCGTCGACGGATCGGGGAGATCCTCGGCACCTTGAAGTACAGCAATCCCAAATATGAAACGAATATGGAGCAGGGAAAAGAATGAGTATTCCAGAAGGATTTCGCCAGGACGCAAAGGGTCGCTTGGTCCCAGTTGAGATGATCAAAGCTGTTGATCTGGCACGCGATGAACTCGTCATCGAGTTGGTCGAAAAGGCCAAGGCCATTTCTACGACACTGGCTGCTTTCAAGGCGACAGCATTTGGCGACATCAAGGCTTTCGTTGAGATGTCTGCCGAGCAGTACAAGGCCACCATTGGCGGTAAGAAAGGTAACGTCACTCTGTTGTCGTTCGATGGCCGTTACAAAATCGTTCATGCGGTACAGGACTCGATCAAGTTCGATGAGCGGCTTCAAGCTGCTCGCGCCTTGATTGATGAGTGCGCGGCTGAGTGGACGCAAGACGCTCGTAGCGAAGTGCGTGTACTGGTAAATGAAGCATTTCGTACGGACAAGGTAGGCGAAATCAGTACCGGGCGTGTGCTTGCGCTTCGCCGGCTAGAGATTTCGGACTTGCGATGGCAGCGCGCAATGCAGGCCATCAGTGACGCGGTCCAGGTTGTTGGTTCCAAAAGTTACGTTCGGATCTACGAGCGTATCGGTGATAGCGACCAATACGCCTCCATTCCATTGGATATCGCCAGTGCTTTTGTTGCGGCCTCTGCGCCGTCGACGCTGCACTGATCTGAATTCGTCACTGATCAACCCTCATTCAGCACTGAACGTACGAGAGCGAACAAATTATGGCCAAGTTCCAGATCACCATCGAAGACAGCGCCGATGGCGTCTCTATCCAAGTCGACAACCAAACTCAACTGGGCGGCAGTAAAGCGGGACGCGTAGCAAGCGCCCTTATGAATGGCGCTCCGCTGTTGCTTGCCCGAATTCCCGTTGATTTTGCTGCAGGGCATTTCGCCTGCGACTGCGAGATCTGCCAGGCCATGCGCGAAAAACAGCTGACCAAGCCGACTATCCACTAATGCGAAACCACTCCGGGCAACTGGGGTGGTCTGCCCGGCGTAGTGGCCGGGTACTGACGAGCAGCTAACCAATGACACAGGAAACCCCGGCTGATCAGAAGCGCCGACTTGCACGCGAACGGCAGCAACGGAGACGTGATGCTCTCGCTAAAAAGCGGAAAGCTATGGGTGCCAAGAAGTTCAAGATGGAGGTATATGCAGGAACCATTGAGGCTATGGAGGCCATCCGAACGGCCGGGGAATTCAATGATACGGCTGAGGGTTTGACGCTGCTGATTCACGGAGCGGCCTTGCTGGCGAAACGTGACCCGGTTGCGTTCAGGGAATTGGTCGAAGCGAGGAGAAAATGAATCGGCGCAACCTTGATTTATCGAAGATCCATATCGCCAAGAAGGATTTGGCACTGGATGAGGACACCTATCGAGCAATGCTCCAGCGAGTTGCTGGGGTGAGTTCGGCAAAGGATTTATCACCACTGAAGACCTCGGCCGTGCTTTCGGAGCTGGTGCGCCTAGGGTGGAAACCGAAGAAGTCCAAGGCCGGTAGAGCAGCACCTAAAGTTGCCCCCGACCGGGAAAAGCTGGTTGGCAAAATCGAAGCCTTCCTGGCCGAAGCTGGGCGTGAGTGGGCTTATGCCGATGGCATGGCACAACGCATGTTCAAGGTCGAGCGGGTGGAGTGGCTGGATGCTCGGCAACTCGGAAGCATGGTGGCAGCTCTGACCTACGATGCCAAACGGCATGGGAGGTCGGCACAGTGAACAATGACCAATTATTTGCTGACGACAGTGACAAGCTTGATCCGAAGAAAGTCTTGGCCCATATGGAAGATCCTATCGTTTCCGCTCGATGGGAGGGAAACCTCAAGGAGATGGTAGAACTCGCAGAGTTTGAGCTGTTGAAAAAACTACCAGAAAAGCCAGAGGCTGTACCCGAAATTGCCCGTGCAGTAGTGTTCTCGATCTGCTCCACCATGGGTGGCTCAGTGATTTATCTGCCGCGTGGAGAATCGCTCAAGCGGGCAATGCGAGACGCTGAAATTTACCGTGAATGGTTGGATGCTGGGGCGCAACCCCATGAGCTGGTGCGCAAGTATCAGCTTTCCTCAGCCATCATCTACGGCATCATTAAGCGTCAACGGGGGCTGCATAGGCAGAACGGTCCTGACTTGTTTGGCTTTGAGCAGGAGACCATCCACTGATAGCATTGTCTTGAGCAATGCCGTCCCACCAACCCCCGCCCTTGCGGGGGTTTTTCTTGTCTGAATAAGAAACTCGGTCACATCTCCCAAAGCGCGAATCTAGCTCGGTACTTCTTACCGACGGGTTCACGTCATGTCTGTCTCGGCTCCTACAACCCCACGTGCATTTGCAGCCCAGATTCTTGAGGGTGGCTCGTCGTGCGAGTCAATCCTTGAGCGGTGCCCAATTGAATGGCGTGACCTGGTCATGGGGCACGTTCGCATAACTCAGGACCGGCGCGACATGAACGTCGCCCGTCAGCAGAAGTTCCGGCCCGCAGCCAAACCTTCGATTCCTCAAACCGCCACTTACCAAGAGCAGCACCTGGTGCGCGGCAATCCTGTCGTTGCTGCTTCGCACCTGGCCGCTGTCCGTGCCTCCCTCAACTCCAATCGAGCAATCTCACAATGACCATCCGAAATCACGGGCGGCAGTCCCGTGCCCCGCGTATGACCGACTGGACGGTGATCACCATCATTTTGATGGTCATGCTGGCCATGGTCGCCCCGACCAAGCTAGCAGTCATCCTTTATAAGGTTGGACTGGTCGCTGGCGGCGGTGTCCTGGGCTACTGGATCGACCGTGCTTTGTTCCCCTATGCCAGACCCGACAAGGTCCATCGCGTTCATCAGCCTTGGGCTGGACTGCGCCGCGCAATCGTCGTGCTGGCATGCGTCATCGGCATGACGATGGGGCTGTGACCATGAAGCGATCACGAATCCTGTTCGCTGGCACCTTCATCGGGCTGGTAGTTGGCCTGGCTTTCTGCGGCGCTGCCCGAGCGGAAATCCCAATGCAGGCCGAGCAATACCGACGCGATCTGTCCCGCATTGCCCAAGCGGAATGGGGTCTGGAAGCGCCCGTTGCCACCTTCGCGGCGCAAGTTCACCAAGAGAGCCGCTGGAAGTTCAACGCGAAGTCACCTGCAGGTGCGCAAGGCTTGGGCCAAGTGATGCCCACGACCGCCACTTGGCTTGCCGAACTTTTCCCCAAGGCTCTTGGAAAAGTCGAGCCATACAACCCGACCTGGTCGATGCAGGCCCTGGTCAGCTATGACCGTTGGTTGGCCGACCGCATTAAGGCACGAGATCCATGCCAGCAAGGCGCCATGGTTCTGTCCAGCTACAACGGCGGATTGGGGTGGCTGATCCGTGACCGAAAGTTGGCATCGGCAAAGGGCGCCGATCCGCTGACCTGGTTCGGGTCCATCGAGCGATTCAACTCTGGCCGCTCTGCTGCGGCTTTCAAAGAAAACCGGCAATACCCCCGCCTCATCCTGCAGCGCTGGGAACGCCTGTATATCGATGCTGGCTGGGGTAAGGGGATATGCCAATGAAGGAAACACTCAAGTGGTTTGCGCCTCTGCTCATCGCGTTGGGTCTTGTCGCCGCCGTATTCCTGTTCATCGAGAACACCCGGCAAGCCGGTTATGACGAAGGGGTCATTGCCGGAATGGCCAAGGGTGCGGAGCCATATCAAAAGCTCAAAGACGAAGTTGAGGGCGAACGCCTGGTGCGGGCCCGCGAAGATTTGGCGAAAGCTCAGGCCACTGCCCAATTGATCCTGGAGCAAACCAAGCGTGGCGATGATCTGGCCAGCCAACTCGTCACCACCAAACAAGAGCTTCGCCGAAACACCGACAAGCTCACTGGAGAGATAAACCGTGTCACGACTCTATACCGCCGCGCCTTGGATGCGACACCTGAGCCTTTGCCTACTGCTGTGTTCACTACCGGCTTTGTCCGCGTGTGGAACGAAGGCCTTAACCCAACCGCAATGCGTGCCAGACAGCCCGCCAGCGGAGCTGCTGCGACTTCCGGAGGACCCGGAGCCGTTGACGACCTCGACAGCGGAATAACTCCGGCTGTCCTTCTGACCAACCAAGTGCGCAATAGCGAGAAGCATGCTTCTTGCCGTGCGCAGCTCACCAGCCTGATCGAGTACTACACCCATGGACGTTGATGACCGCGCCACCGAAGTTGAGGAAGCGCATCGAGAGGCAGCTTTGGCGGCGCACTTGGCACAAGCAAAACAACCCGAACGCCCCTCATCTTTCCACTGTGAAGATTGTGGCGGAGCAATTCCAGAGCCGCGCCGCGTAGCTGTACCAGGTGTTTCGCTTTGCGTGGATTGCAAATCCATCCATGAGTACTTGGGGCGCAAATGAACATGATCGAGATGCCAACTTGGCAATTGATCGCGTCAGCGATAACCCTCCTGGGGATCTTCGCAGGCTTGGTCAAGTTGCTGCTCTCTCAGATGGAGGGGCGCCTGGACGAGCGCTTTGCAGCCGTCGCGAAGGACTCCGAGCGACTTCGCCAGGTCGAGCTTGGCTTGGAGCGTCTACGCGGTGAGATGCCTCTGCACTACGTCCGCCGTGAGGACTACGTGCGAAATCAGACAGTGATCGAAGCCAAGCTAGATGCCTTGGCTCTCAAATTTGAAAACGTTCAGCTCAAAGGACTCCGCCATGAACATTGATCCTGCCAAGGTGCGCCGGGAATCCCTGCGCTGGTACATCCTGTTGACCCTCAACACCTCTCGGCCGGTGGACCCGCATGAGGCCGTTGTGCTGTCCACGATCCAGGGCGTCTATCCAGACGCCACGGCGATGGAGTTGCGCCGAGAGCTGGACTATCTCAGTGATCGCTCCTTGGTCACGTTGAAGAAGTCCCCGGCCGGAGTCTGGATCTGCGGCCTAACCCACTACGGTGTGGATATCGCGGAATACACCATTGACTGTAATCCTGGGATTGCGCGCCCAGAAAAGTACTGGTGAGCCGCCATGCCCCCACGTAGCAAAGTGACTGCATTGCCGGCCGAGGTGAAGGCCTGGCTCGACCAGTCCTTGGTTGAGTCGAACTTTTCCGGATATGAATCTCTATCGGCTGAGTTGGAAAGCCGTGGCTACTCGATCGGCAAAAGCGCGTTGCATCGCTACGGTTCAGAGTTTGAGGTCAAGCTGGCATCGCTCAAGCTGGCTTCGGAGCAGGCAAAGGCCGTAGTCCAGGCGGCGCCCGATGACGAAGGCGCAGTCAACGAGGCGCTCATGCGCCTGGTGCAAGAGCACTTGTTTAAGTTGCTGATGGCCGATGACGGGAAGATGGACCTGCCCAAGGTGGCTAAGGCTGTCGCCGAGCTTGGCCGAGCGTCCGTTGTGCAGAAGAAATGGCAGGCCGAGTTTCGCGAAAAGGCAGAGTCAGCGGCCGCCAAAGTGGAGAAAATCGCGAAGAAAGGCGGGCTCAATGCCGAGACGGTGGCTGAGATCCGCCGTGAGATTCTTGGGGTGGCCGGATGAGATTATTTGTTACCCCAGTGATTTACAGTCGGTTGCACGATTGTTCGTCTGACGATCTTGTTAACGTTGGTTGTGCAGCGCGGGCATCGATGGAAGGAAGTATTTCCCACCGCAATTCTTTGGAGAGTTACGACATTTTCACTCTCCATGCAGTTAGAACACACAAAATATTCAGGTTCTTCGACTTGACCATTGTCCTTGAGCTTATATGCGAAGGTTCCGTCCACAAATTTATGTCGTTGATACTTAGCGACGAGGTCGGCCTTTTCGTTGGCCATGGCAAGGGCGGCCTTCAGCTCTCGAATTGTTTCAAGCATTTCCATCTGCTGATGCTGTGCAGTCATCATCTGCTGCTGAAGGTCCATCAAGTTGTTCGTCAAAGCGAACACCCTGTCGCGGACCAGCGCCTCGTCACGAAGCGTGACCAGACTGCTGGTAATTTCTCGCGCAGCATTGACGCTGCTCAAAGCATTCGAAACCCAATCAAGCATTTTGCTCATCCTATGCAGGTTGTTTGGCACTCAAATCGTACCACTGGAGAGTGCGCTCATGCTGGTATCTGACGCTTTGCCTCTAGGCGCATTGATGCCAGTTGCCGATATAAACTTTGCTCCCGCCGTACTTCTTGATTACCAAAAAGAGTGGGTGGGAATACGTGCACCGCTGAAGGTCGGCGAGAAGTCACGACGCATTGGTCTGACATGGGCAGAAGCGGCGGACAATGTACTGGTCGCAGCCTCAGAGAAAAAAGCAGGCGGACAGACTGTTTATTACCTCGGCTATAACCAAGACATGACCGTCGAATACATCCAAGCCTGTGCGATGTGGGCTCGTGCGTTCGACTATGCAGCCAGTGAGATATCCGAAGGTATCTGGCCGGACAGCGATCCTGACAAGCAAATCAAAACGTACACCATAAGCTTCCCGAGCGGTCATCGTATCGTTGCGCTTACCAGCCGACCTTCCAACCTTCGGGGCCGACAGGGTGTCGTCGTGATCGATGAGGCCGCGTTCCACCAGGATCTTGCTGAGCTGCTCAAGGCGGCGCTCGCGCTATTGATCTGGGGAGGGGAGGTTCATGTAATCAGCACCCATGACGGCACCGAGAATGCGTTCAATGAGCTGATCGAGGAGATCCGGGCAGGCAAGCGCAAAGGCGCATTGTTCCGCTGTACGTTCCGCGAGGCCGTCGAGCACGGCTTATATAAGAGGGTTTGCCTACGCAAAGGCATCGAGTACCAGGAAGAAGCGGAGCAGGCGTGGGTTCAGGACGTATATGACTTTTACGGCGATGCTTCTGAGGAGGAGCTTGATTGCGTTCCCAGCCAGGGTGGCGGTGCTTATCTGAGCATTGCTTTGATCGAGGCACGCACCAGCCGAGAGGTTCCGGTCCTGCGCCTGAAATATCCAGTTGGCTATGAAATGCAGGATGAACATTCGCGGCTGGCAGAGTCGCTGGAGTGGTGTGAGCGCGAGCTGCTTCCGCTTCTCGTTGCCATTCCTACCGATGTACAGAGCTTCTACGGCATGGACTTTGCCCGTAGCGGTGACCTTTCCGTCATCTGGCCGCTGATCAAAGAGCAGAACCTTCGCAAGCGCACGCCCTTTGTTGTTGAGCTGCGCAACGTGCCGTTCAAGCAGCAAGAGCAGATCCTGTTCTTCATCGTAGATCGCCTACCCAACTTCATGAAGGGGGCTCCTGATGCCAGAGGTAACGGCTCCCAGCTTGCAGAAAGCGCAGCGGTTAAGTACGGCTTCAACCGCATTGAGCGGGTCATGCTCAGTGAGGGTTGGTATCGCGACAACATGCCGCCGTTCAAGGCGGCTTTGGAAGACGACACCTTCTACGACATTCCTGCAGACAAAGACGTAACCGGCGACATTCGGGCTTTCCGGGTTGTTAAGGGAGTGGCTCGAATCCCTGACAAACGGACGACGGAAAAAGGCGATAGCGGACCCAAAGGTGCAAAGCGCCACGGTGACGCCGGTATCGCGGCGGTACTGGCTGACTATGCGTCCCGACAAGACATCGAGATTTTTGAATATCACCGCGTCCAACCCGCAGCTCAGCACGACCGTTCGGTCAAGAGCGGTGCCGGGTGGCGCTCTAAGAAAGGCATCTGGTAATGGCCCAGTCACGCATTGTCGACCAGCACGGTCGGCCTATCCAATTCGACCAGCTCACTGCAGAGCTGGCAGCCCCCAAGGTGACCGGTGTTCGGCAGGTTTGGCACTCGTCGGTTGCCAGTGGGCTGACGCCAGAGAGACTCGCGCGAATCCTGCAGGACGCTGCTGAAGGCACAGCCCTGGACTATTTGACCTTGGCCGAAGAGATGGAGGAGCGTGACCTGCATTACGCCTCGGTCTTGGGTACGCGCAAGCTGGCAGTGGCAGGTCTTAACATTCGAGTAGAGGCAGCGTCCGATGAAGCCGAGGACATCCGTAGGGCGGATGCCTTGCGTGAGGTGGTCTCGTCGCCCGAGTTTGGCGAACTGCAGAGCGAAGCAGTCGATGCCTTGGGCAAAGGCTATTCCGTCAGCGAGATCATCTGGGATCGAAGCGGCAAGACCTGGATGCCTGATCGGTTCGAGACGCGTGACCAGCGTTTCTTCCAGTTTGACCGCGAGACCGGTCGTGAACTTCGGCTGCTCGATGAGGCCGATGTGCTCAACGGCATCGCCCTGGCTCCTTATAAGTTCATCGTCCATTTGCCCCGCATTCGTGCTGGGCTTCCAATACGTGGCGGTTTAGCCAGGCTGGCGGCAGTCGCCTACATGTGCAAGGCATGGACATGGAAGGACTGGATGGGCTTTGCGGATATCTACGGGATACCAATGCGCGTAGGCCGGTATGGACCGAACGCAAGTAAGGATGATATTGGCGTCCTGCTTTCGGCCGTAGCTAACTTGGGCAGCGACGCTGCAGCGGTAATTCCCGACAGCATGAAGATTGATTTTCAGACGGCTGCAAACGTGGCTGGTGCCGGGGACTTCTTTAAAGGGTTGGCCGAATGGTGGGACAAACAGGTCAGTAAGGCGGTCGTTGGCCAGACGATGAGCGCCGACGATGGTGCCAGCCTGGCGCAAGCTAAGGTCCACAATGAGGTGCGACTGGATCTGCTGGAAGCGGATGCCAAGGCGCTCAGCAACACCTTCAACCGGCAATTCGTTCGTCCGTTCTGTGATCTGAACTTTGCACCTGGTCGTCCCTATCCGAGGCTGATCGTCGATGTTCCACAGCCAGAGAATATTCAGCTACTCATAACGGCGCTGAAGGAACTGGTGCCGCTTGGGCTAGAGGTAGAGCAGTCGGTCATTCTGGAAAAGCTCAATCTGCCGTCCCCAGCTGATGGCGCAAAGATCCTGGGCAAACCTGCAGTGCCTGCGCTTGCGACTGCGGCTAACCGGGAGCAGTCGAAGAAGGCGGTCGATATCAAGGATGTCGTTGATAACCAGGTTAAGACCTTGGAAACCGCTACAGCTGCCCCGCTTGGAGACATGGTTGAAGCCATTCGTGAATTGCTTGATTCGGTCAGCAGCCTTGAAGAGTTTCGTGACCGGTTGATCGAGGTCTACCCCGATATGGATGCAGGACAACTCGCCGATGCGATGGCAGATGGGCTGGCTGCTGCCAGCCTCGCTGGTAGATATGACGTGCTTAGAGGGCTTTAGGTGTTTCGTCGTCGAGACTGACAGTGTTTTCTAGTACTGCCCGAAACACAGTAGACATGTCATCTCCCTTTGCCTGCAGGATGCCTTGAACTCTTTCGTCGTAAAGCGCGACATCAAAAGCAGGTTGTTCTTTGATGATGTGAACAATCGTAGTGATGGCTGCAAGAACCTCGCCCAAAATCAGACCAGTTACAGGGACCGATTCGAGGTTTTTATCAATTGAACTCATGTTGTTTTCCTTCAGATTTTTAGGTAAGCAGCGGTGATATCACGAGGCTACTCCTTTGGCAATCTCACACGGTTCTTTACCGTTCCAGGAACAGATCGACTACTTCCGGGGCAAGACCAATATTCCCACTCGTGCTTGGGCGGATGTTTACAGCGTCGAGCATGACTGGGCGTTCGTGGTCGCGGGCACCACCAAGCAGACCTTGCTTGCGGATATGCGCGGTGCTGTCGAAAAGGCCATCACCAGTGGCCTCACTCTGGAGCAGTTCCGCGCCGGGTTTGACCAGGTCGTAAGCAAGCATGGTTGGGAATACAACGGCGGGCGTGGCTGGCGGACTCGTGTGATCTACGAGACCAACCTGCGACAGTCCTACAACGCCGGCCGTGAGACCCAAATGGCTGACCCTGAGCTGCGTAAGCGTCGGCCATTCGGCCTGTATCGGCACGGTGATAGTGCTCACCCTCGGCCACAGCATCTGGCTTGGAACGGGACGGTGCTGCCTCTGGACGATCCGTGGTGGAGTACTCACAGCCCCCAAAACGGCTGGGGCTGCAAGTGCAAGAAATTCATGGTGGGTCAGCGTGACCTCGACCGCCAAGGCTTAAAGGTTGGTCCGGCGCCAGAGGTTGAGTATGAGGACCGCCCCATTGGGGTGAACAGCCCGAACGGCCCTCGCGTTGTGCGTGTGCCAAAGGGTATTGATCCGGGTTTTGAGTTCGCACCTGGTCAATCACGGTTGGCCACGGCCGTACCACCGCTGCGTGCTTTCGATCCGTTGCCTGAACCAGGTGCGCGGTCGAGCAGCGTTCAGGGCGCAGGCCTGCCAAATAAGCGGCCACTTAGTCCACTACCTCCAGCGCGGGAAGTGACTGCTGACAAGCTCTTGCCGGAGGGACTTCCCGATCAGACCTACGTTGAGCGCTTCCTAGCAGAGTTCGGCGCGTCGGATGCGGCGCCGGTCTTGTTCAAGGATGTGACCGGCGATGCCGTAGTGGTCAGTCGTGAGCTGTTCACCAATGCCAAAACCGGTGCTTTAAAGATCAAGAAGCGTGGCCACGCCCGTGAGCTGCTGCTGCTCGCAGAGGCGATCAAAGACCCCGATGAGGTGTGGGTGCGGCTGGAATGGCTGTATGCCAAGAACAAGGCGGTAGTGCGGCGCCGCTACATCTCTCGCTACCAGATCGATGGCGAGCCGGTCCCGGCACTTTCAGTGTTTGAGGTTGGAGATGATGGTTGGGATGGGATAACGACGTTCTCGCCGGATGCCAATAATCCAGATTACCTGGAACACCTCAGGATCGGGGTACGGCTGTATCGTCGGTCAACAATCGACGAGTAACAAAAAACCACGCGCCGCCACACGTGGTTTCGCCCTGAGTGTAGGCCTGGAGGTCCTGGCGGGGACTGCTCACTCAATGGGCGTTCATTGATAGTAGGAGATGCACTTGGCAGGCGCAATGCTCAATGTCGAAGTGGATGACAGCCGGTCTGGTGCGGCACTGGCAGAGTTGGCAGAGCGGCTGGAGGATATTCGTGTACCGCTCTTGGATATCGCTGAATACCTGCATCAGTCCACGGACGACCGCTTTAGAAAGCAGGTTTCTCCCGACGGTGCTCCGTGGGCACCATTGGCCGCGTCCACTATTGCTAAAAAGAAGTCGAGCCAGATCTTGCGGCAAGACGGGTTTCTCCAGGACACCATCCGACATCGGGTCAGCGGTGATGAATTGGAGTTAGGTTCGGATCGCCCATACGCGGCTATCCATCAGTTCGGCGGTAAGATCGAACAGGCCGCCAGGTCGCAACAGGTTTACTTTAAGCAGAAGGGTGGTGAAGTCGGAAACCGATTTGTCAAAAAGAGGCAGTCCAACTTTGCCCAATGGGTGACCCGAGGTGCGACATCCACAGAGATGCCCGCTCGACCATATCTTGGACTGTCATCCGAGGATGACAATGAGATCCTCGCCATCGTTTCTGACTACCTATCCGAGCCATTCCAAGTCGGTGTGTAATTGTACTGGCTGCCACCCGTTGTGTACCGCCTGATTGCCCGTCGCCCGTTGGCGCCGCTATGATCGCTCGCTATGTGCCACGAATGCATCGCGGTGTCGAACGAGAGGGAATGCAATGGCAAATCTGTTGGAGTCCGTGTCGAGCGTGTGTTGGAGCACGGCACCGCTACTGCCGAGCACTGGTTGGACAATCGACTATGGAGGCTTGTTCACCACTATCGTTGGGGCGCTAGCGGGCGCAGGTATCGGTGCTTGGGCAGCCGGGCACATTTCGGAGAAAAACAAAGCACGAGAACAGCTGACTAAAGAAATTCGTGATACGAACGCTGCCATTATGCTTGCTCTAGGGGTTATGAACTGTGGCGTAAAGCTCAAGAAACAGCACGTTAAGGCCCTCAAAGAAGATTATGAGGAGCAGCGAAAAAAGTGCCGAGAAATAAAGGCCAAAATGGCTGCTGGTCAGCCGCAGACTGAATTTCCGAAAATGAATCTTCTAGAGCTTCACGAGATAGCGCCTCCCGTCGCTCATCTGCAAGAGATAGTTTTAAGTCGGTTATCCACTGCTGGTAGAGCACTTGCGTCCGTGACAGAGCTTGCTGATGCAGTGATTAATCTAAACACCGCACTGAAATGTAGAAACGAACTCATCACTAAAATTAAACACAATGACTTCCCACCCGGCGCTAGGCATGAGCACCTCATATTTGGTTTGCCCTACGGCAACGGTCAGACCAATGAAGAGTACCGCGATACAGTTGATGGTATTAGTTCGTATACCGATGACATCATATTTTTCGGTAGTGAGCTATGCGCGGACCTCTGCGAGCACGCGGAGGTGCTCATAATAAGGTTCAAGAAGAGTCGGCTAGGAGGCCAGACGCCGGAGGTACACGAGGTCGACTTATCGGGAGTCCATCAGGGAGGTTGGATGCCAGTTGCAGAAAGGTATGTAGATTGGACATCTGGCTTCCAGAAATCCTCAAAAGAACCTCGCAAGCGGAGGTGGTTTTCTTGGTGCAACCGCGGGCAATAAATTGCACGTCAATGGTGAGGGCACGTAACCGCAAATCAGGTCGAACGCAAAAAGGCGGTGCTCAAGTGAATGAAATTCAGCTGGTCCAAGATAATCGCGCTGACGGCGCTTAGGGAGCCCTACAGGTACAACGACGGCGGTAGGGGTTCGCAATATGCGTTAGACAAGCGTTAGATTTCCTTCAGGGGTCATGCCTGCATCATAGCGGTAGCCATAGTCACCAAGATCCAGCCAAAATACCCAATTCCTGCAATTCCCTCGCACTAGGTTGAGACCCGAATTTCTTATTCAGGGTTGAAACTCCATCGTTGATCGATGCCGCTGAAACTAGCGGCATGAAAACATTACTCGCACTCAATACCGACCTCTCTGCAGCGATTGCCAATGGCAAGGCGCCGGAATGGGTCGAGCTAATTCCAGCTGGTCCCGTCGTAATCGGTCGTGATGGTCGTCAGTGGCTGTTCGATGAGCAGGCACAGGAGATGGTGCTGAGCCTGTTCACGGCTCGGAACATCGAGCTGCCTATTGATTGGGAGCACGCCACCCAACACCTAGCCCCAAATGGTCAAGCGGCTCCTGCAGCAGCTTGGATCACCGAGTTGGAGATTCGCTCGGGCGGCCTCTGGGGTCGAGTCAATTGGACCCCTCGCGGTGGCGAGCAAGTCGCTGCCAAAGAGTACCGCTTCCTTTCTCCTGTATTCGACTACGAGGCCGAAGGCGGACGCATTGTGCGCCTGGTCAGCGCTGGCCTCACCAACGTCCCGAATTTCCTCCTCACAGCCCTCAACCACGAAGAACCGGAGTTCAATGTGAAATTCCCTCCTGCGCTATTGGCATTGCTCGGTCTGACCGACGCTGCCACCGAAGCCGAAGTTATGGCTGCGGCCAACCAACTGAAGCAAGCCGCGAATACTGAAAAGACGCCAAGCCTGGATCGTTTCGTACCGCGTGCTGATCACGACGCTCTGCAGCTTCGCGCCACTAACGCCGAGCAGGCATTGGCTACTCGCGTCAAAGCCGAACGTGATTCGTCAGTTAACGCCGAGATCGATGCAGCACTGAAGCTCGGCAAGATTACCCCAGCTACCGCTGACTACCACCGTGCAGCCTGCCAAGAAGAAGGTGGTCTGGAGCGCTTCAAGGCGTTCGTCACTGCGGCACCAGTTGTGGGCGAGCCGTCTGGCTTGAATGGCAAACCGCAAACCGTTCTCCCTACTGCCCTCAACGCCGAGCAGCAAGCCATGTGCGCGCAGCTGGGTGTTGATCCTGAGCAGTACGCCAAAACGCTTCAGAGCGAGGGCTAAGCCATGCCGCTGACTCAAGACCGAAATACCTCAATGAAAGCCACTGACGTCGTGGTGATCGGCTTGGCAGCCAGCACCAAGATCTTCGCTGGAAGCCTGGTGATGCTCAATGCGGCCGGCTTTGCCGTGCCGGGTAGCACCGCGACTGGTTTGACCTACGCCGGTCGAGCTGAAGAGTTCGTCGATAACACCTCTGGCGCGGCTGGCGCGGCTCGCGTGCCGGTGCGTCGCAACAAGGCATTCAAGTGGACCAATGACGGCTCCATTGTCCAGGCCAACTTGCTGAAAACCGCTTACGTCGTGGACGACGGTACGGTTGCGGCCACCGATGGAGGTGGCACTCGCTCTGCGGCTGGCCGAATTGTTGGCATCGACTCGGATGGTGTTTGGGTCGAGTAACCCTCTATATATAGGAGCGCATTGCGCATGCTGGTAAATAAAGCTTCGATTCAAGCGGCCTTCGTCGCACTCAAAACGCTGTTCAACAACGCCTTCACTGCCGCGCCCAGCAACTGGGAAAAGATCGCCATGAAGGTGCCGTCCAGCACGGGCAGCAACCTTTACGCGTGGCTGTCGTCCTTTCCACGTATGCGCCGCTGGATCGGCGAGAAACACATCAAAAGCCTGAAGGCGTTCAAGTACACCGTCGTCAACGAAGACTTTGAGGCCACCGTTGAGGTGGACCGCAACGATATCGAAGACGATCAACTGGGCATCTACTCGCCTCAGGCACAAATGGCGGGCTACTCGGCCAAGCAATTGCCAGATGAAATCATTTTTGATGTGGTCAACGCGGCTTTCACCAGCCCGTGCTACGACGACCAATACTTCTTTGACACCGATCACCCCGTGGGCGATCAAAGTGTCAGTAACAAGGGCACTAAAAAACTCTCGATTGCAACTCAGGCGCTCGCTCTGGCCAGTTATGGCGCCGCTCGTACGGCCATGGGCAAGTTCATGGATGAAGATGGTCGTCCCCTGAACATCACGCCAACCGTTCTCCTGGTGCCAAAGGCGCTGGAAGACGTTGGTCGTGCCTTACTCACGGCTGACCGCCTGGAAGACGGCAAGACCAACATCTATAAGGGGACCGCTGAACTGGTTGTCTCCGGTCGCCTGACTTCGGACACCGCATGGTTCCTGCTCGACACCAGCCTCCCGGTGAAGCCGTTTATCTACCAGGAGCGCAAGGCTCCGGTGTTCGTCCAGCAGATCGACGCCGAAGCGGATGATGTTTTCAACCGCAAGAAATTCAAGTTTGGTGCTGAAGCACGTGCGGCTGGTGGCTATGGCCTCTGGCAGACCGCTTACGGCTCCACCGGTACGGATGCCTAATCCCATGGCCTTACTTATCACAGCATTGCGCGATGGCTTCCGTCGCGCCGGGATCGCTCACAGCAGTGCGGGCACTTACTACGCCGATGATGCATTCAGCGAAGAACAGCTGGAAGCGCTCAGAGGTGAGCCGCAACTGATCGTGGTCGAAGGTGTGGAAGAACCGGAAGAGGATGACAGCGATGAGAGCGAGGGCAGCGGGCTGGAAGGTAATGGCGCACAAACAGGCCCGACGCCTGGTGCGTCGAAGCCTAAGGCAGTTGGTGCTAAGACCCGTCGCGTAAGGGGCGCCTAATGAACCTCTCGCTACCTGGTGCACTGGTCTTGATTGCTCGCTTCGGTGCTACGGAAATGGCCAGTCTGGCCGTCCCTGACACCTTCAATCCCATTGAACCTGGTCTGCTGGAAGCAGCAGCCAGGGGCGACGATCTGGCCGGATGGGATGCTGATGATGTGGCGGCCGCCGTTGCGGCGCTGGCACGGATTGCCGATGCCGCTACCCGTGCCCGGAGCGAGGTTCAGTTTTACCTACGTTATCGCCGACCAGGTGAAGACGCGCCGGCTTGGGTTGCTGAAGATCTGCCCGAACTGACTCGGTTTCACCTGTACGGCGAGAAGGCCAATGCCGAGTCGAGCGTACGGCTGCGTTACAAGGACATCATCAAGCGGCTGGAGAGCCTGGCCGCTGAGGATGATAAACGTGGGGCATCTGAGTCTGGCCAGTCAGGTTTGGCAATCCAGCATACGCCTCGACTGTTCAGCCGCAACACGCTGAGCCGGCTCTGATGTTGGGGGATCTGGAAGACGCCATTGAGGCCAGGCTCGCGGAGCTGAAAAAACAGCTGCCGCGCCTGACGATCAAGACGTATGGCGGCGAGCTGAGTGATCCAGATCTGCTGGTTGATCTGATCAAGGGCACGCCCTCGGTGATGCTCACTACGCCTCGGGTGGCGTTTCGCCGTCAGAGCCAAACCAGCCGCCGATTCAGCGCTGCAGTGGTGTTCCGCTTGGTCATTTCCAGTAAGTCAGTCCGAGATGAGAAAGCCACTCGACGGGGCACCGTCACTGCAGATCCGGGCAGTTACTGGATTTGGGAAAGCTGTATGCGCCTGCTCACAGGCTGGCAACACAAGCCTGATGGGGCGCGTGCTTCGCCTACCGAGTTCGCCAACCTGGTCACCGGTAAGTTTCAGTCCGATCACCTATCGGTACTTGGGCAAAGCTTTGCCATTGATCTGGATTGGATGATCCCAGAAGAGCCGCTGCCCGACCTCGAAGGCGTTGATATTTCGTACCACGTTCCAGGCGACAACCCTGAGACAACCGCAACAGACAACATCGAATTGAGGGTTCCGTGATGCGCGTGATCGCCACAACAGATCCGGTGCCTATGCAGCCGAATCAACTGAACAAGCAGGCGGGGTTCATTCAGCCCGAGCCTGCTGAGCCGGTAGAGGTCGAAAACACCTCCTACTACCAGCGCCGTATTGCTGCAGGCGAATTGCGTGTAGTCGCAGATGCCAAAACGGTTGGTCGCGGTGCCAAACAAATCGCTAAAGGAGTCATGCAATGACTATCGGCTTTGACACGATTCCAGCAAGCATCCGCAAGCCGGGTGTTTACATGGAATTCAACACTAAGTTGGCCGTTCGCACTCTGCCGACCAACGCGCAGAGCATCTGCCTCATCGTCCCTTTGGACGCGGGCGCTACTGCGGTAGCTCATGTTCCTGCTCAGGTCTACAGCGCCGATGAGGCTTTGGCCCAGTTTGGGGTCGTTGCTCAGGAGATGGTTGCTGCAGCCATTGCCGCTTACCGTTACGTGGCCATCTCATGTGTTGGTGTGACCGTAACCGAAGGTCAAGAGCCGGACATCAGTGCCGCATTGGCCGCGACTGCAATGGGCAAGTTCACCATCCTGGTGCCTGCCTGGTTTAGCCAGATTGCCCTCACGGCTCTGCGCACTCACATCAACACCTATACCGATTCGGTTGAGCAACAGTCGATCCTGGGCGTCGGTGCAGTGACCTCAACCATCTCTGCGGCTACCGCGTTGGCCACTGCGCTCAACTCCGGCCCGATCACTCTGGCGCTTCTACCAGGATCTACCTCGACTGCGCGCCAGGTCGCAGCAGCGTATGCGGCAATGATCGCTTCTGAGGAAGATCCGGCCCGTCCGTTGAACACCCTGGTCCTAACTGGCATCCAGGTGCCACCAATCGCCAGTCGATTGGGGCGTACTGAGCAAGAGACCTGCTTGACCAATGGCATCACTCCGCTGGAGGTAGGTCCGGGTGACCAGGTGCAAATCGTCCGAGCGATCAGCACTTACACAAAGAACGCCACCGGGGCGACGGATGTGTCGCTGCTCGACCTGACCACCATGCGGACGCTTTATTACTTCCGGCAGGCTTGCCGTGATCGTATCCGCCTGCGATTCCCGAGATCCAAGCTTTCCAGCAGAACGGCAGCTGCGGTGCGTAGTGAACTGCTCGATGTTGCGAAAAAGTGCGAAGAGCTGGAGATCCTCGAGCAGGTCGATGCCAATGCGAACGCCTTGATTGTTGAGCGTTCGCAACAAGACGTGAATCGCTTAAACGCTTCCATTCCCGCCGATGTGGTGAACGGCCTGCATGTGTTCGCCGGTCGCATCGACCTGCTCCTGTAATTCGAGGCCGCACCTATGTCAGATATCTATGTTGGGCAAATCGTCCTTTCCATCAATGGTGAGGACTACGAGATCAAGAGTCTTGAGCACACGCTTAAGACTGGTCGCACCATCGTCAAAACCATGAACCGCAACAGGCGGCCGAAGGGCACTGCCGCCGGTGTAGAGGACTACGACCTGCGTGTGTCCGTGGCCATTCCTAAGTCCGGCGAACCGAACTGGCGGGCCATGCTGGACGCCAAGATCACCATCGAGCCGGTAGACGGCGGCGGTGATCGAGAAACCTGGACGGGGGTATCGCTCATTGAGATGGGCAGCAAGTACCAGCTTGAAGGTGAAGCAACCCGCGATCTGACCCTGGCCGCTCTCAACTACTACTCGGAATAACGTGATGACGACTATTGATAAGCGATGGGATGGTTTGACCGAATCAGGTGTGCTGGCCGTTGGTGTGTATTTTGCTGGCACGCGTCACAAGAGCTTTACGTTGCGCGTGCCGATGGCGGGCGATTTGGTCGGTGCTCAGCAAGAGCATCCACAAGGCCCGCTGCAGCTAATTACCGTTGATGTGTTCCGTCGTCAGCTACTGGCATTGGGCGATATTCCGGTTGAGTCGCTGACTACGGAGTTGCTCCTGGAGGAGCTGACTGAGACCGATCTGGCTCGATTGGGTCAGGCCGATGAGGTCTTGGAAAAAAAGCTCGCGCCGCCGAGCGCGGTTCCAACGACTGGCGACGCATCGAGCACGCCCTTGTCCGACACGGCTATCGCTTAGCTGAAATCCGTTCGATGACCCGTCCAGAGATCGAGGCGCGCCTTGATCTGCTGGTAGGCCGCAAGAAGAACTCCACGCGATATGTCAGCAAGCGTAAGGGCAAAAGCAAATGACTCCGATCGTATATATCAAGCTTGATCTGCCCAGCTTCGAGGCTCTCGACGGGATCATGCGCGCTCATCGCGCCAATGCGCTGGCATCGCTCGATGCGAAGCCACCAATGGAGGCATTCCAGGAAGACTTGGTTGTCGCGGCCGAGCGTCTCGGGTTCGTTCCACCTGAGCCTGGAGTTTTCTGGATCAACATCCAGCCAGGTGGCCGAAACACGTTGTGTTGGAGTGCCGGCTCTGAGGCCGGGCCTGCGCAGAACTGACCAAAGGCCCGGAAACGGGCCTTTCTTCTTTATATAAAGGTGTGCGGGAGTTTCAAACATGAGTTCAGATCTGCGCGTAGCGCTCCGCATCCAAGCCACGTCGGGCAACAGTCGACGTGAGATTCAAGCCATTGAGCGGGATCTGCGCAAGGCTGGTAAAGACGGCGCCAAGGCCTTGGCTGATGAGTCGGGTAAAGCAACTAACGCGATCAGCAAAACCGGTCAAGCTGGCGCTGCCAGTTACAAAATCATCCGCCAAGCCATGCGTGAAGCCACTACCCAAGGTAGCGGCGTATTCCGTCAAGGTGTCCTGCAGACCACGTCGGACCTTAAGCAACTTGGTCAGGTCGGGCGCCAGGCTGCCCGCGAAACCAAAGCTGAGCTGGTTCGTACCGCTCGCGAAGGCGTCGATCCTTTGCGCCAAAGTGTGGACCGTGCCGACACCAGCTTTCGCCGTCTCGCTCAGAATGGCGGTCGGAATCTACGGGTATTGAAAACTCTGGCTACTGGTGTCCGTGAAGAGTTCAACCGTATTAAAGGGCTAGGCACTTCGGTGCAAGGCCGGTTGGCTGGCCTTGGGGTTGGTGTCGGTGTTGCTGCAGGGCTGACCGGCAGCGCCAGGCTTGACCGCCAATTAATCCGTACTCAGCAGACTGCAGGGATGACCTCGGCTCAGCGCGATGAGTGGCGTCAGGAAGGCTTTCGCATTGCGAAGACTTACGGCTTGGATCGCGCGGGCGTGGACAGTGGCTTCAACACACTTATTGCCTCAGGCGTGAACTATGACGCCGCCAAGAAGACTGCAGACGCCATCGGGCAAACTACAGCCGTCAGCGGAGCCGATTCGGCGGTACTGGGCAAGGCCACGGTGGCCGGTGCCAGTGCGTTCAATATCGACCTGAATAAGGCCGGTGCTGCCCTCGATCTGCTGCAGAAGATGACGGTGGCAGGTCGCCTCGGAAATGCCGAGCTGGAGAACCTGGCCGACCTGTTCCCCAAGATCGGTGGATCTGCTCAGGCAGCCGGCATGGGGCTGTCTCAGGCGCTCGCATTCGTTGAGACGCTATCGACCGTCGAGATGCAGCCGGATCGCCTTGGCACACTTGCTGACTCGACGCTTCGCGTCTTTAGCGTGAAGCAATACCGTGACCAGGTCACGAAAAGCAGCGGCGTGAAGTTCTTCAATGGCGACGGCAGCTCTCGCAACCCAACTGACGTTATGGGCGATCTGAAACGCAAGTATGACGCCATGAAGACTGACCAGCAGCGGGCTCAGTTCATGGGCACGGTCTTCAAAAGCATGGACCAGGACACTGTTCGGGGCATGCGGATCATGCTCGGCGGTGATCGTCTTGCGACCTTCAATGATCAGACAGCGAAAATTAGCGCTGCAGAGCCAGTGCTTAATCGCGATCTGAAGGAAAACACCGAGAGCGCCACGGCTGTGGGCAACCGCATGAAGGCCACCTTGGGCCAAGCGATTGACCGTATGGCCCAACCACTCAATAAAGGGCTCGCCGACTTTGGCGGCTACCTGCTCGATGACTTGAACCTCACTGGCGAGCAGATGCTGGGCGGCAGCCTTGCTTTGGGCGCAGGCGGTTACTACGCCGGACGTGGCGCCAAAGCGGGTGCAGGTGCGCTGCTGAACAAGTTTATGGGCGGACCCGAGACCCTTAAAAATATCGCTGTCGGTAAAGTGTTGGAGGAGGCTACCGGCGTCACTTCGGTGTTTGTCACCAACTGGCCGAATAACATGGGCACAGTAGGTGCGCCAGATATCTCATTGGGGACAGAAGGCAAGGGTGGTAGCAGCTTAGGTCAGTATGCCAAGTTGGCTTTTGGATATGCGTTGAGCAAATCCCCTTACATCGCAGGTGCTCTGATTCCCGGCTCTACGCCTCAGGATGACGAAAGCCGCGCTGATCTTGCCAGACGAAGCAAATTGCTCGACGGCGGTCAGCGAGACTATCAGGTGGCGTTTTATCGCAACCGTAGCGACCTAGCCAGCCAGAACCCCGATGCGTCGTCAGACTGGCTATCAGAAAACGCCAGGCGCCTTGCCCAAGATCAAACTGGATTGACGGCCACGGGTACGTCCGTTGCCGGTGCCAATAGTTGGGCTTCAGGCATGGCCGCCAAACTGGTCAATGCGGGCGTTGCTCCCATGAGTTCACCAGGTGCCAATCAGGCCACTGAACAGCGCCTCAAATCACTCCTGGACAAACCACTAGTGATTGACCTGCGGTTTGACTCTGAGGCTTTCCAGGCCGAAATGGAGCGACGTGTTGGCATTCAATTGAGGCGCGGATAATGAGCTGGTCAGAGACGTTGTTGGATGCCTCCTATCGGGGCGTCCCTTTAGATGTGATCGATGAAAATCTACAGGCGCAAAGGGCAATAGCTCAGCACGGCACCCCCTACCAAGACGGTGATTCGGTTGAGGACTTGGGTCGTGGAGCCCGAGCCTTTGCGATGCGAGTGGTGTTGTTCGGGACGAACTACGAAATAGCTCTGCAGCTGCTGCTCGCAGCCTTGGACATGATTGGACCAGGTGAACTGGTGCATCCGATTTACGGCAGCCTCAATGTCATAGCTTACAACTGGAGTGTCCAGCACACCGCCAACCGGCCCGATTACGCTGAGGTCTCTCTGCAGTTCATTGAGCAGAAGCCTGATGAGCCGTTCTTCCAGCGCCAGTTCGTCTTTGTTGATGAGGCCAGCCTGATGCTGGACGATGAGCCCTCATGGCAAGACGGTCTGTTCGATCTGCTGGCCAGCGTGGACACCCTTGTAGCTGACGTACAGAGCTGGATCGGTGGTGGCTGGACTGGGCTGCTTGAAAAAGCTCTCGGGCTGCCCGGCATAGGCCTACGCCTTGAGCAGTTGCGCTCCCAGATCATGGGCGTTGTGTCGGGCGTTGACTCCATGGTCAACGGCGATTCGACGTCAAACTATGACCCTCTGGTGGATCTAAACCGGACTCCTACGGAAATCAGGAGCGCGATCCAGGACAGCACCCCAACCAGCTCAAGCGAGCTGTTGGCCCGTGATGGTGTTCCTGCAGCGGTACCAGGTTCGTCCAGCCTGACCGTCGAAGCCGGGAATGCTGGAGCATCCTTACTGGCCTCGGCGCGCCAAGGGCAGACGCCTTCGGATGAAGCCCTGCCAGAGGCAATGCCCAGCGATCCACTGGCAGCATCAGGCATGGCATTGGTTGTCTTGGTCATCACTGAGCTGGCCCTGTCACACGCACAGGCGGCCTCGGTTGTGATCGAGGCCGAAGCCGAAAGTCCGACACTGAGCCCGGATCAACTGGAAGGTCTGGTTAACCTGGTGCGCTCGCTCATCCAGTCGGCAATCTTGCTGCAGCGCTGTCTCAACGGCGTCGAGGACGCGTTGCCGGTCATAGAGTCGCTTCGGAACATTGCTCACCTGGTCCAGGCCCGAGCCCGTTCCGTCATCCTGCAGAGTCCACCCCTGATCGAGCGTACCGTCCAAACTCCAAGCAGTCTCCGCTTGTTGGCCTTTCGCTGGTACGCCGATCATTCGCGGGCAGCAGAGCTACTCAGGCTCAATCCAGGCCTGACCCGGCCTTACAGTATTCCTGCAGGGGAGGTGCTGCGTGCCTACGCCAAATGAAGCCATCACCTTGACCATTGGTGGGCTAGCCCATGCGACGTGGGACGGCTGGTCGGTTGAATCGGATCTGCTTACTCCTTCCGATGCCTTTGAGATGGAGTTGTACACCCGCGAGACGAATCAACTGCCGAGTGTCCTGGTCGAAGGTGCGCCGTGCATCCTGACCCTTGGCGGTGATCGCGTGTTGACAGGCCAAATCGATGAGTTTGAACACGATATATCTCGCCAAGGCATCGCCATCCGTATCAATGGCCGTGACGGTGCCGCACCTTTAGTGGATTGTTCTTGCCCATTCGTTGCGATGCGCGAGGCCTCGCTGGCAGACATCGTCAGCCAAGTGGTCAAGCCGCTGGGCGTAAGCAAAATCGAGATCAGGGCCGCGTCGGCAAAGACGCGGCGGCGCATCCAGATTGAGCCAGGCCAGTCGGCCTGGGAGGCGCTCCTGCAAGTTGCCGAGGCCAATGGGCTTTGGCCATGGTTTGAGCCTGATGGTCGGTTGGTGATGGGCGGTCCCGACTACGCCAGTGCGCCGGTTCATGCGCTGGTGTTGAACCTGGACGGTCAAGGCAACAACGTCGAGCGGCTTTCAGTCAGGCGCTCCATCGCCAATCGGTACAGCCAGATCACTGTCCTGGGACAACATGGTCAGTATGACAACGACGTCTTCGATACGACGCGGTCTCACCTGCGTTCGGTCATACAAGACGAGACGTTGGCCAAGCGCGGGATATTCCGGCCGAAGGTGATCGTGGACAGTTCGAGTGAGAGCCAGGACATGGCCACCACCCGTGCTCGTAAGCTGTTAGCCGATAGTCGCTTGGAAGGCTTCGAGATTCGCGCCTTGGTCAAAGGCCATCGCTCTGCCAGCGGCAAGGTGTGGGCACCTGGTCAGCGCGTAAAGGTGCGAAGCGAGCCGCATGGTCTGGATGACACTTACTTTCTGATGTCGCGCACCCTTCGGCTGACCCGTGGCCAAGGCGCCATTACTGAGCTGCGCCTGCGCGAAGACAAAATGTGGGTGCTGGATGGCAATCCCGTGAAGAAGCACAAGGGCAAGTCCAACCAGGACGCCGCGTTCATCGAACTGATTAAGGGGCTATGAAAATGTCGATGACACGAATGATGCGCGAACAGGCGAGTCGAGAGAGGCGACAGTTTCGCCAGGCCTTTCGCGCCGTGGCTGCCCGTAACAAGCACGGAAAGCTCATTGGGGTTGATATGCAGGGGCTTGCAGGTGAGACGGTCTCAGGGGAGTTGTTCCAGCACTACGGCTTCACCTCGGCACCTCTGGCTGGTGCCGAATACATTGCGATCCCGGTCGGTGGCAACAGCAAGCATACCGTTGTGGTGGCGAGCGAGGATGGTCGTTACAGGGTCACGCTCAAGGATGGCGAGGTGGCTTTATACAGCGATGAAGGCGATTACGTTCACCTCAAGCGCGGTCGAGTGGTCGAGGTGGTAACAGAAACGCTCCTGGTCAAAGCCGGGACGAAGGTTCGCTTTGAAACGCCTCTGATAGAGGCTACGGGCAGCGTTAAGGTAGGAGGCAACATCGAGGCAGACGGCGATATCTCCGATCACACTCGCACCATGCAGGAAGACCGCGAACTCTACAATGGCCACGGCCACCCGAACGGTCCGGCGCCATCTCCTCAGCAATAGCCTTGCATATGTAAGAAACGCAGCCCCGCGCGCACGCGGGGCAATCTGCCTGGCATGGACGCAGGCATAAACCCAACTACTGGCGATTCGACGGGGCAGCGCATTACGACGCTGGCAAACGCCGTCTATCTACGCCTCATGACTCCCCTCGGAAGCTACTGGGCTGCGCCCGAACTCGGTTCGCGTCTGCATGAGCTGAAAAGGGAGAAGGACAAAGCCCGCGTTAGCGGCCTTGCCATACAGTACGCCAAAGTCGCGTTGAAGCCCTTGATCGATGACGGTCGAGCGACCTCTATAAACATCACGGCAGAGCGCGCTGGTGACGGCTGGTTAAAGCTTTTGGTCGAGGTTTACACCCCGGCCGGCAGGCAGACATTTGAACATCTCGCGAGCGTAATCTGATGCCCTACGACGCTCCCAAATTCGACTCTATCCGCGCCCGCGCTTTGCGGGAAATTCGTTCGCTTGAGTCGGACGCAGACATCACCAGTGATAGTGATAACTTCGTTCGCGCAAGCGCCGCGTCGGCGATTGCCGAGGGCATTCATCAGCAGGGTTCTTGGACCGCGAGGCAAATATTCCCTGACACTGCCGACTTCGATGAGCTGAAGAAGCACGCAGCCACTCGCGGTGTTTATCCGAAATCAGCCACCGCCGCAGGCAGTTCAATAGCAGTCAGCGGAAGCCCTGGTGTTCCGTTGCCAGTGGGTTCTCAGGTGCGCCTCATCGCTACAGGGACGGTGCTGTTCACAACGGCTGGTGTAACGATTGGATCTGATGGGGCCGGTGTTGCTCCAGTCACCACTGCGGAAAGCGGTGCTTCACTAAATGGATTGGAGGGTGCTGCAATCCTGACCAGCCCACCACTTGGGATCGATGGGAGTTGCACCCTTGCCGTGTTGGCTGGCGGCACTGACGACGAAATCCAAGAAAGTTTACTTGGGCGTTACCTAGACGTTCTTCGCCATCCACCAAGCGGCGGATCGATTGCTGACTATCGCCGCTGGGCATTGTCCGTAGACGGCGTCTCGACCGCCTTAATCATTCCGAAGCGTCGTGGTGGTAACGCGATTGACGTGGTGATCACGTCTGCGGGAAGCCCTTCTTCTGCAGCGGTCATCGCGGCGTGCCAGGCATATATCGAAACAGTAGGGCCCGCTGGTGCGGATATTTGGGTATTCACACCCGCTGTTATTACCGTTGATCTGCAGGTTCGTCTCAAGCTTCAGGTCGGGTTCGCCTTGGCCGATCTGCAAGCGCCGTCGGAGCATGCTGCTGCTGGAGTGATCGATCCTCTGGTCCCGCTGGAAACCCTCTACATCCTTCGCCTAACAGCGGCTTTCAGCAGCTTGGCTGGGGTTATAGATCTTCAGTTGGTAAATCCTCCAAACAATATTTCAGCATCCGATGATCCATCGACAGTTAAGTGGATTCGTCTTGGAGCGGTCAATTTGGAAGCAATGGCATGAGCGAAATTTTGATTGAGCAGCTCCAGACGTTGTTGCCGCCAGTTTCATACGACCCCAACGGCAGAAACTTAACAGCTCAGCTGGCTGGTGATGCAGCAGTTTTAGGAGATGCTTTAGCCGGTCTTGAGGTGGTTGAGAGGGCGATTTTTCCGGAGACTGCTGGGGAGTTTATTGCTGACTGGGAGCGGATCTATGGACTGACTCCGGCACTTGATGCGACTCAAGACGAGCGGGTTCAGGACGTTCTTGCGGCCATGGGCGATCTTGGTGGGCAGTCCATTCCGTACTTTATCCGCTTGGCTTCATTGTTCGGCGTGCCTGCCACCATTAAGAACTTCAGGATTCCAGTTGTAGGTTTGCTGAACACTGGTGACCCCATCTATTCGGGTGATTGGCCTTATACCTGGCGTCTGGAATCACCGCTAACAGCCTATTTCAATGCCTCTATGGAATACCGCATAAATGAACGCCGTCCGGGAAATACCGAAGTTATCTTTGGTTATGGCAAAGAAGTAGTGGATGAAGTTAGTGCAGCAGTCGACCAACTATTCAACTCTGTGAATTATGTTTTGCCCTTTAACTTGAGTACGAACAATGTCTGACATTGAATCCCTGCTGGCCTATGCTGGCCAGTTGTCCGAAGCGGCAGCGCTGGCTAGTGCCTCGGCGCAAACGCAGCGACAGATAGTCAACGGTGATGAGTTGACAGATGTACCGACCGAATCTGGTTTGGTGCCGACGCTGGCCAAACAAGCGGTGCAGGCTCAGGAGAAAGTTACCTCGGCGCTGGTCGAAGTTGCTTCGCAGATGGCCGGGGCGATGACCTATGAGTCTACTGCTGTTGGTTTGTTGCATACGGTGGACAAAGGTTACTTCAGCGTGCCCAGTCCGGCGTCGAAAGAGTTGCTACTGTTATATCGGAACATGGCGGGGGTGGCGGTTTATGAAGACAGCTATCCCAATGCGACGGCGGTCAACGATGTGCTGGGCCTGATCTCGCCATCCAGCAGCGTGCCAGCCATTGGCGCGTCAGTCGCGGACCAGGACGGTTTTGAAATACTCCAGGTACACACTGACGGTCTGCTTAAAACCGGGGCGTTTGAGATCGGCAAAACGGGCTTTCTGGGGGAGCAGCTTTCGCTTCTCAGCCAGGCACTGCCGAATGTCAGTTCCGCGTTCAGTGTGATGGATGCGGACGGCTTTCACTTTTCGCTTGATCCGCTGGCGCAGGCGGTGGGCCTGCCGAAAGGCGCGGCGGTGCTGGCCGCGTTGCGGGCGTCACTGGCCAATGAGCTGGAAGATGTCAATGTCCGCTTGGGTGGTGATTCGATTGTCTGGGGCATGACGGTCACCGGCGGCGGATCGGTCGACCCGCGCAGCCATGCTCTGACCGATATCCGTAATAACCTCACTTCGCGGAGTTGGGCGAACCTGCTGCACCAGTACCTCGGCGCACGTTATTCGTCCGGTGTCATGAGCAGTCCGGCGCCTGGCGTGGCGTTGTACACAGCGGCGCACACCGTGGATGTGTCCACCTCGGCGAAAGTCTCGGTGCTCAATGTCGCCACGCGGGCGGTCACTGGCAAGGCTGTCAGCGTCGATGCCAGCGCAGCCTTGGAGGCGTTGTGTGTGGTGCCCGATGCCCACGCGCTGTGTTTCGAAACGGTGGGCACCGGCTTCACGCTGGTGTACCGCGAGGCGCCTGACGCCGGCAGCTTCGCCGTGCTGGTGGATGGGGTGGTCAACAGCACGGTCATCGCCACCAATGCCACCACCACCTATGGCAAAACCGTCACGCTGACTTTGCCCTTTGGCCGACACTCTGTAGAGCTGCGCTGCACCGGCGCGGTGGCGTTTGAGGCGATCCAGCGCATCCGAAGAATCCGCGTCGCCAATGACGGCTTGATCGGCACCAACACTCAGGAGTGGTTGCCGACCGGCAGTCTGCTGCCGGCCTCGGTGGCGAATGACGACACCCATGTGATTTTCCAGGGTGGCACCAATGACCGTCAGCAGACCACGGAGCCTAATGACCCGGTTAGAACCAAGCGCAACTTGGCGGCGATTGCCGATTACATCACGAAAGTGCGCGGCAAAAGTTTGGTGCTGATGGCCGCTAACTATGCCGATACAGATTACCCATCGCTGGTTACGGCGAAGTATTCGCAAGCCGACGTGGCGCGCATGGTCGCGCAAGTGGCGGCGGATGTGGGCTGTGGCTATATCGATAACTACCGCGCCACGCTCAAACAGAAATTGGCGGGCGAAGTGTTCCTGGCGGATGGCTTGCACCCGAATGATCCCGGGCACCTGCAAATCTTTAAAAATATTGTCGACTGCTTAGAGCAGGCTTAGGGAGTAACACTGATGACCGTCGTAATTAAAGATAACAATGGTTCGTTCCGTGACAAGGCGCTGGGTTGGGCCGGCTGCCCGATTGATACCACCGGCTTAGAGATCGCACACTTCTTTGGTGGCACGCTGGATAATTCACTGCGCAACTTTTCTTATGGCAAGCCGGTCAGTGCCGGCGTCGGGGTGCCGACGATCAATCCCAATAGTGTGTCGCTGAAAGGGGCGACTAACTATGTGCAATCGGCGATGGCCGATGCCAATGAAATGACCTTGCTGGTGGCGTTTAAGCCGGTTGAAGCGGTGGCCAGTATTCCGGTGGGGAACCTGGTGTCGACCACCGACGGGACAACGCGCAAAGTCGCGATCGCCTACAGTTCGAATATGCTCGTCAGTGCCTTTCGCGGCACCGACACCAATGGCGCGGGCGCCACAACGCCAACTGCGCTGGTGGTTGGGGCGCCGGTCTGTCTGGCCCTGCGCAACTCCATCGGCGCTGGGGCCGACGTTATCCTGAATAACCTGACCAAGGGCGAGGTCGGCAAGCAGGCGAACCTCGGCACTCCTTCGCTGGGCAGCCCGATGCGCATCGGCGGTGGCTACAACAGCGCCAGTTACGTCGGCAAGACGGAAGTGTATGCGGTCTTGGGGTTTAACCGGAAACTCACCGATGTCGAGCTGGCGACGCTGTATGCCTGGTTAAAAGCGTATTGCGCTCGCCGATCCATTGTCATTTAAAGGGGGTAAAGATAATGGAGAGAGTTTCAGCTTTTACCGACATGTGTACCCCCGATGGGTTGTTTCGCTACGGCACTCAAGCTGGAGGAGTACCGCCTACGCCGGTTAAGGCCGAATGGCTCAACCTGATCCAGGAAGAGCTGGCCAACGCCATCCTGGCCTATCTGCCGGCGCTGAACGCCAATGACCCCACGCAACTGCTGCAGGCGATTCAGGCCTCGGGCGCGAACTTCGCCCTGAAGGCCACGACGCTGGCCGGCTACGGCATTTTGAATGCGTACACCAAGCCAGAGACCGATTGGCTGTTGTCGCAGAAAGCCAACAACGCCATCACCCTAGCCGGCTACGGGATTGGCGATGCCTATACCAAGACAGCGGTGAACGCCCTGCTGGCGGAAAAAGCCAACAACGCCACCACTCTGGCCGGCTACGGGATTGGCGACGCCTATACCAAAGCGGTGATCGACGCCGCGTTGGCGGCCCAGCAAGCGCTGATCGACGACCTAGAAGCGACCAAGCAAGACAAAAACACCGCGTTGATGGCGGCCACGGGTTGGCGCCTGGATAAAGCCACCGGGTTTCTGGAGCAGTGGGGCAGCGGCTATTGCGGCCCGGACAGTGTGAGCGGCGCCATCGACTTCCCGACGCCCTTTGCCGAGGTTTACAACTGCTTTGGCAATAAGGTGACGCCTAACAATCAGGAAGCCGATGGCAACGATGCCGGTGCGCTGGCCATCAGTGCCACGCAATACAAGCTCTTCAATGACAGCGGAATGTTTGGTGCCACCATCCATTGGCGGGCGATAGGAAGGGCGCCAGGCTACTGACTCGCATCAATTTACCGTGGTAGCGGCTCACTCTAGAGAGCGGTTGCCCGTATCTCGTTCTGTGATGCGCCTGGTGCCAAACCTTCCGCTAAAGGTTGTGTATGTGTAGACGCGGAGTTAGTGCCAAATAGTGCGTTAAGCGATGCCAAATCCGGCGCGCGCTTACACTTCCGTGTAATCGCCTTCGCCGGCAAGCTGGATTGTGTCGTGGCATCAACCTGTCCCCAGTTGTTCAAAGTTGTAACAACACCATCGGCACATCCCTCGCAATCCGAAAAATATCTAATAAAACCAATAGCTTGGTATTCGCGTCGGCTTGTTACAGCCCATTTCCTCGCCGATTGCCGCCTTACTGAACACTCGTTTAGTATGGCCTCAAGTCGCATCACCTCAGACCAATCACAATAACTCGAGGATTCCCATGACCACTCAATCGTCGCTGCTCAGCCAGGTCGAAGCAGGCGTTGCCTGGATCACCCTCAATCGCACTGCCCAGCGCAATGCGCTGGACATTCCGACGCTGAAAAACCTGCACACCTTGCTCGATGCCTTCAATGCCGATCCAGCGGTGCGCGTGGTGGTCTTGACCGGGAGTGGCCGCAGCTTCTGCGCCGGAGCCGACCTCGACGAATGGGCCGATGCCGAAGCCCGGGGCGCGTTGGAAACCTACGGCTGGACCGAAACCGCCCACGCCTTGATGACCCGCCTGCACAGCCTGGAAAAACCCACCATCGCCGCCATCAACGGTACTGCCGTCGGCGCCGGGATGGACCTGACCCTGTGCTGCGACCTGCGCATCGCTGGGCAATCGGCCCGCTTCAAGGCCGGCTACACCAGCATGGCGTACTCGCCGGATGCGGGCGCCAGTTGGCACCTGCCACGCCTGATCGGCAGCGAACAGGCCAAGCGCCTGCTGTTTCTCGATGAATTGTGGGGCGCCGAGCGTGCCCTGGCCGCCGGCCTGGTCGGCGAAGTTTGCGCCGACGAGCAACTGCTGACGGTCACCAGTGAACTGGCCGCACGCCTGGCTGCCGGCCCGACCTTTGCCTTCGCCCAGACCAAAAAACTCATGCGTGAAGGCGCCGAACGCAGCTTGGAGGAACAACTGCAAGCCGAACTCGCCGCGGGCCTGCTCTGCGGTCGCAGCGAGGACGGCAACGAAGCCCTGCGCGCCGCCATGGAAAAACGCCCGGCACGCTTCATCGGTCGTTGATTCCTCTCCATCTCCCAGCACACGAACAACAGGTAGCACCATGAATTTCCAACTGACCCAAGAACAAGAAATGTTGGTGGACTCGGTACGCAGCTTCGTCGAGAAGGAACTGCTGCCCTATGAAGAGCAAGTCGACCGCGCCGACG